CCGGAGAGGTTTCAAGCTTCATGAGCTGGCCGGTCACGCTCATGCGCTTCTCAAGATAGCCGTTAGCAAACACCAGATAATCGAGCACAAGGCGGCTGAAATCCTGACGTGACAGCAATGGGTGCGGGATGTAGGTGCTCGTCAGGATGTTACGCTTCACGTAAATCGGGGAGCTGTGATGCACGGCGGCGCGCAGGCTTTTCGCCAGCCCGGAGAAGTTGACCGGTGGCTCGTACCATTTGCCGTTATTGATGCACTCGACATAGTCGAGGATATCGCGGCGATCCAGAACGGGTGACGGCTCGCCAAAGGTGAACGCCTCCATTTTCTGCGGTGCGCTGGCGGTCATGTTGGTCTGTTTTGGCTGTTTCTTTTGGCGTTTTTTCATCTTAGTTGATATCCAGAATCGAGGTTGAATGCATACCGCTACCGGCGGAAAGTGGCTCGTTTAACAGGGCGTGCATGGTTGCCCACGCGATATCCGCGTGGCTGGCTTCCTCACTGCGGCTGGCTTCATAGGTGGCACTGCGGCCACTGCTGGTCATGGTTTTGCGTATAGCCATGAATGACTGCGTGATGTCGGTCGCACCGGCGTCATACTCCAGACACCCGCGTCGGATGGTGTCTTTCGCTTTCAGCACCATTGCGGTTTTCATTTCCGGCGTGTAGCGGATGGCGCGCGCTGCCGGGAAGAATGAGCGCACGAGCTGGTAAACCCCCTGGCCGATGCCGGTCGCATCGATGCCGATATAGTCGACCGTGTATTTCTCAGTCAGCGCACGGATGGCCTCGGCCTGCGCGGCAAAATCCATGCCTTTCCACTGGTGACGCTCAAGGATGCGGAACTTGCCACCGGCTACAAGTGGCGGAGCCAGTACCGCACAGCCTGCGCTGTCGCCGGTGTGTGACGGGTCGTAGCCAATCCAGACCGGGCGCCAGTTAAACGGACGGTCGGCAAACGGCTCGAAGTCCTCCCATTCTTCCATCGCATCGACCATGCAACGCTGGAGCTCCTCGAACGGGAATACCGACGCCTTATCGTCGACGAACTCGCACATAAACAGGTTACGGAAGTCATCCGCGCTGTTTTCCTGTCTGAGCTGGTCGAGGTTAAACAGGGTGCAGCCACCGGCGAGCGCGTCCTCAATGGTGACAATCTGCCGCCACTGGCCGTCCCCGCATAACATGCCCCCGGCAAGCGCCTGATGACTGATATCGATGTCGACACGTTCGTCGCGGTTACTGCGTCCCCGGTTAAACAGCTCGCCTGACCAGAACGGATAAGCGCCGTGTGCCAGCGTCGACGGCGTTGAAAAATATGTGGTGCGCAGGTGCGATTGCGAGGCCATGCCCGAGGCGACTTTGCGCAGCTTCTGGAAATTGGGGATCCAGAAAATCTCATCGACGTACAGGTCGCCGTTGTGGCTCTGCGCGGTGTTAGAGTTGGTCCCGAGGAAAATCAGCTCTGCGCCGTTGTTGCCGATGACAATCGGGTCGCCTGACAGGTCGACGTCGACCAGACGCGCAAAGGCGATGATGTACTTACGGAAAACGTAAGCCTGCGTTTTACTGGCGGATAAAAAAATCTGGTTTTGCCCGGTCTTAAGGGCGCGCAGAAGCGCCTCACGCGCAAAGTAGAACGTTGCGCCAATCTGGCGCGATTTGAGGATATGGCGGATGCGGTGCTCTAACCCGGCTTTATGCCACCTGAGCTGATACTCAAACGACTGGTCAAAGAAAATCTCTTCCAGCTTTTCAATCGCTTCTTCACTGAAGAAATTACGTTTCGGCTTTTTGCGATCACCTCTGTTGCGGCTGGCGATATTGGGGTTTAAATCCACCTCGTTTCCGGTCTGGCCGTAGCGGTTCACGCGCGCGAGGCGCTCCATCTGGCGCGACAGAAAATCAGCGACCTTAAAGTCGTGCGGCGTCAGGTCGGGCTTGGCGTAAATCTGGATGAGGCGCGCCTCTAACGTCGACTCAACGCGGTTAATCGGCGCGGTTTCCTCCCATCCATCACGCTGTTTCCAGCTCTGCACCGTGGGGCGCTTGAGTTGCAGCATGTCGCAGATTTGCGGCACGGCGAACCCCTGCCAGTACAACAGCCGCGCCTGTCGTCGCGGGTCATTGAGTAATGAAAGGTCAGTTGAAATGGTCATGCTTACCTCGTTTTGATGTTACGAGGCAAGGCTAAGGAAATGACCGTGCTTAATCGCTAAACCCCTGTTGTGTCAGGGATTGCACTTCCGCAACAGGTGGCTGATGAGGGGCTGAGTCGGGAAACTAACCCCGACCCGAAAACCCAACATCAGGACACCTGAACAATGGCAAAGAAAGTTTCTAAATGGTTTCGCATCGGCGTCGAGGGTGACACCTGCGATGGCCGCGTCATCAGTGCTGATGACATTCAGGAAATGGCCGACACGTTCGACCCGCGCGTCTACGGTTGCCGCATTAACCTCGAACATATCAAAAGCCTCATCCCTGACAGCCCCTTTAAGCGCTATGGCGATGTGACCGCGCTTAAAGCGGAGATTATCAGCGATGACTCTGCGCTCAATGGCAAAAAGGCGCTGTTTGCCAAAATTGCCCCGCTCGATGAGCTGGTCAGTATGGTACGTGCCGGGCAGAAGGTTTACACCTCAATGGAGATCCGCCCGAATTTCTCTAACAGCGGCAAATGCTATCTCATCGGGCTCGCCGTCACCGATGACCCGGCAAGCCTCGGCACCGAATACCTTGAATTCTGTAGCCGCGCCACACAAAACCCGCTCGCCGGTAAAAAAGACCAGCCGGGCGATCTCTTCTCTGTGGCCTCACTGGCTGAGCTGGAATTTGAGGACGTTCCCGACACCATGCTCAACAGCCTGACCGACAAGGTTAAGGCTATTTTCAGCCGCAAACAGGCCAGCGATGACGCCCGTCTTGCAGATGTGCATGAGGCTGTGACGACCGTTACCGAGCTGGTGCAAACCAACCTCACCGCCACCGACCAGCGCGTCACCGAGCTTGAGACCGAACTGGCGCAGCTTAAGCAGGACGTGACCAGCAAGGCCGAAGAAAGCGCGCAGGCGTTTAACGACCTCAAAAACTCCCTCGATAACACCGAAAGCCAGCGCCAGCCGCGCCGCGAGCTTTCAAAAGGTGGTACGGGCGACGAGCTGCTGACCAACTGCTGATAACCCGCCGGGCGCGCTGCCCGGCCTGATACCTATAATCCGAACAGGAAAAACCATGCGTAAACAAACCCGCTTTAAATTCAATGCCTACCTGACCCGCGTCGCGGAGCTGAACGACATTTCCACCGATGACGTGGCGAAGAAATTCACCGTCGAGCCGTCGGTCACGCAAACCATGATGGACACCGTGCAGGAATCGTCCTCATTCCTGACGAAAATCAACATCGTGCCGGTCGACGAGCTGAAAGGCGAAAAGGTCGGTGTGGGTGTTAACGGCACAATCGCGAGTACCGCCGATACTGACGGCGATGGCGAGCGTGAAACCGCTGATTTTACTGCGCTGGAGTCCAACAAATACGAGTGCGCGCAGATTAACTTTGACTTCCATATCCGCTATAAGCAGCTCGACCTGTGGGCGCGATTCCAGGACTTCCAGACCCGTATCCGTAACGCCATTATCAAGCGTCAGGCGCTCGATTTCATCATGGCCGGTTTCAACGGCATTGAGCGTGCCGCCAAATCTGACCGCAAAAAAAATCCGATGCTTCAGGATGTGGCCGTGGGCTGGTTGCAGAAGTACCGCAATGAAGCGCCAGCGCGCGTGATGTCAAAAATCACCGACGAGGACGGCGCGGTCATTTCCGATGTGATCCGCGTGGGTAAAAACGGCGACTATGCGAACCTCGACGCGCTGGTCATGGATGCCACCGGCAACCTGATTGATGAGATTTATCAGGATGACCCGGAGCTGGTTGTCATCACCGGTCGCAAGCTGATGGCGGATAAATACTTCCCTATCGTCAATAAAGACCAGGACAACAGCGAGTCGCTGGCCGCTGACATCATCATCAGCCAGAAGCGAATCGGCAACCTGCCTGCCGTGCGCGTGCCTTACTTCCCGGCGAATGCCCTGATGGTGACGCGTCTCGATAACCTGTCTATCTACTTCATGGATGACGCGCATCGCCGCAGCATCATCGAAAACCCGAAGAAAGACCGCATCGAGAACTACGAGTCAATGAATACCGACTACGTGGTCGAGGCATACGCTGCCGGTTGCCTGATTGAAAATATCAAGCTCGGTGAGTTTGCCGCGCCTGCTGCACCGGAAAGCGCTTCCGCTCCAGTAGATAACGAAGGCGGAGAGTAAACCATGACGAGTCCCGCAGCGCGTCACATGATGCGGGTCTCGGCCTCTGAAACAGCGCGGCGGGCTGCTGTCCCGCTGCGCAATGCAACTGCCTATGAGCAGATGCTCGTTAAGCTGGCCGCAGACAACCGCACGCTAAAACAAATCCGATCCAATGAGCGAAAGGCAGATAAAAAGCGTGAGCTGCTGCCGTTCTATCTGCCATGGGTGGCTGGCGTCCTCGCACACGGCAAGGGCGCGCAGGATGACATCGTCATGACGGTCATGCTGTGGCGTCTCGATGCTGACGATATCGCCGGGGCGCTGGAAATTGCCCGTTACGCCATGACCTATGGCCTGACCATGCCGACCGGTCGACGTCCGACGCCTTACCTGCTGGCCGAAGAGGTGGCACTGGCCGCGCAGCGCCTGCTCACTGCAAAACAGCCGGTCGAACTGGCGAACCTGCTCGACACCATTGCGCTGACTGAACGCGCTGACATGCCCGATATCGTGCGCGCGAAGCTGCACAAAATCACCGGCTATGTCCTGCGTGATGCGAAGCAACTGCCCGAGGCGCTGGCGCACCTGCAACGTGCGATCCAGTTAGAACGCACAATCGGTGTGAAAAAGGATATCGAGCAGTTAGAGCGCCAGCTCAGGCCAAAACCCGAACCGGCACCGAAAACCAAAACGACTAAACCGCGCACGCGCAAACCTGCCGTTAAACCGTCGGCACGGCGCGGGCGTCCACCAAAGGCGGCAAAAGCCGCAGGTTAACCGAGCGCTCCCCGAGCCGGGCGGCACGCCGGTCAAAGCGGGTATCAATTGCCCTGACTGCGACCGGCGTCCACCGCCCACCTATTACCCGAGGTTGTCATGACGACGCTGATTATTGAGCAAAACAAAGAGCCGCAGGATGTGCCGGGCGTGGTGATACCGCCGCCGGGCGTGAGCGAGCCGGTAATCAAAAACACCCCGTTTTTTCCTGATGTTGATCCGAAGCGCGTGCGTGAGGAAATGCGTTTAGAGCAGACCGTTTCCCCTGTGCGCCTGCGCCGGGCAATTAAGACCGCCATCGCGGAGACGAACGCGGAGCTTGGCGAATGGCGCGAGCGACAGCTCGATGCCGGTTACGCCACGCTGGCGGATGTCCCGACCGACAGGCTCGACGGCGAAAGTGTGCGCGTATTCCATTACTTCAACGCCGTGT